TTTTTTCAATCTGCCAAGCTACAGAAATATTCACACGAAAAATGCAAGGTGGTTCTCACATAATCAACCACCAAAAAACTAAACGACCACTTTTATTTTAAACGACCACTTTAATTCAGTTCACAAATACCACGCCCACTTTTCTTTTTAACGCCAAGTTTCTGCCTCATTTTTCTTACCGCTTGCAGTGAAACTTCACGCCCAGATTGTTCTGTCAAAATTTTAGCAATATCTTTATCCTTCATACGATGAGCATTTTCACGCACGAAAGTCTTCTCATTCTCAGACCATTTTACATTCATTATCCTTTTTCCTCTAAAAAAGTAGCCACTACGTGTATATACTATTGTAGTATCGAACGACAACTTTTGCTCTCAAGGAGATATAATTTTATGAAAGTTCCTCAACATAACATTTTGCCCAGTGTAGAACTCAAGGTAGTAGCCTCTAGCGAACTAGAGGAAGAGGTGGAAAAAGAATTAGCCAATGCTGCCAAAGTGGAAGCAAAGGACATGACCGAAATTCTAAAAGCTAACAAAGCTCCAAACAAGAATAACATTGTTACTACTTTATCTGCTGCTGACGCAGAAGGGGAATCGGAAGATGAAGATTAGGATATATTACGATGGAAATCCCGCTAACTCTCAAGTGGTTGATGCAGAGACAGGTGAGATGATAGAAGGAGTTGTATCTGCACACGTTGACATTGACGCTTTCCAAGCTCGTGCAACTTTGGTAATTGCAGATTTTGAAGCAGACATCAAAGACGTAGAGGTTAGTGATGAAGATCCCGAATGGTTACACGGAACAGGAAGTAATCGAGATAATCGACAGGATATCGACGAGACTAGCGAGCAAGTTTAAATTCGGCTATCACGAAGTCGAAGACATGAAACAGCAAGTCTTTCTAGAGGTTTTAAAGCCAGACAAAAACGGCATAACCATACTGGAAAAGTTTGATACCGAAAAAGGCAACTCTCTGGATTCATTTCTTTGGATACATGCTCGCAATCGCTTGCACAACTTTAAAAGAGACAACTTTGCCCGTCCTGATCTACCTTGCACTCAGTGTCCGTTAAAAGCATATGTAAAAGGAGAATGTACTGCATATTCTCAAATGATGGACTGTGAATATTATTTCAAATGGCATTGTAGAAACGAAACAAAGAAAAGTCTGGCAAGCAACAATCAATCAACAACACAAACCATAGAGCCAGCAGTAGAATACGACGACCGTATCTTCTCTAAAGAGATATATGGTATAGTGAACAAAAATATGCCTGTCGCTCTTCGCGAAGACTGGATTCGCTTTACCAATAAATTAAAAATATCAAAACAAAAAAGAGAAGCACTCACAGAGATAATCATAGAGATACTAAAGGAGAATGGCATACAACCATGAGTAGAAAAAGAGGCAAACTATCAAACGAAGAAATGAGATACATCGAGCAAAACTGCTTCGATCTCTCCTTGCAGGAGATGGCAGATCACCTCAATCGCTCTATAGATCCCGTCAGAAAATATATCGACAAAAAGAATCTCAAAGCAAGAGATCTAACTGACGATGAACACTTGCTATCTACTTTACGTGCTCGTTATTATCACGCAGAACTCAGCAAGCAAATGAGCGAACACGAAATCAGATTCTTTGAGCAGAACTGGATTGACTTTTTCAAGCAGTTCAACGAAGACGTTACTCATACCGAAGAAATGCAAATCCTCGAAGTCATTAGGACCGAGGTACTAATCAACAGGTCAATGGAAGATCGTCAAGAGATTATGGAAAATATTGAAACTCTTAATGGTTTGATTGACCAAGAAATGAGCAAGCCAAAAGACATGCAAGACACACAGGCACTTGCCATGTTTCAAACTCAGCTTGGAGCTATGATCGGCTCAAAAAGTTCGTACATCAACGAACACGAGAAACTTCTGACGAAGAAAGAAAGATACCTCAAGGATCTCAAAGGTACTCGCGAACAAAGAAAGCGTGTTGCCGACGATGCAAAAACAAACTTTAGCATGTGGATGCGTCAACTAGACGAATTAGAGACGCGAGAAGCAGAAGGGTTCGATATGGCAGTACAGGCAATCGCTGCCGACAAAGCAAGAAAGAGATTGTCGGAATTTCACGAATACGAAGATGGCGAAGTTGACCAGCCACTTCTTAACTCAGAAACAGTAATTGACGAGGAATAAAACAAATGCAAATTGTCGATGACAATATTTACAAGCTGATCGAGGACGAAACAAGTTCTTTCAAAAATTTTACTTCCAACTATATGGTAGAAAACTATAAGCTGGGAGTAAGTGATGTGATTATCAGATTTTACAAAGGACAATTACATGTAATGAAGAATGGCGAGTTGATTAACAATAAAAAAATTGTAAATGTTCGGTCGAAATTGCTTGCCGCATATTTCAAAGATGCATGTAATAAATATCCGGGTGTTATGGATGGCATAGATTTAATTATACCCGTTTGCTTCTCAGATACGTCTGATGATCCGCTTCAAGAGATACCATGCTTGGTGTTTAGCAAGACCGCTTTCTCAAATAATATCCTTATTCCGTCTCCGAACAACTTCATTGGTCACTGGGAAGTTGAAAGGGTAAATATTGCCGACTCGCCGCTTGAAAGAAAACAGAACAAGATTTGCTTTGTTGGGTCACTCACAGGAACAATGGTGAATCCGCAAGACAACATGAGACTCAAGGTGATGTCCAAGCTATCAAAACAAGACGATCATTTTGCTCGATTGCTTAGACCCCCTCAAGTGCAGGATGAAGATTGGCAAAATCAGCTAGAAACAATTAAAAAATATTTTCCTGACATTGATGAATCCAAAATACTCAATGAGCATGTTAAAATAGATATAGAAGAACAACTCAAATACAAGTACCAGATATGCGTAGATGGTCACTCATGTGCTTGGGCAAGACTTCCTTGGCAAATGAGTTCAAATAGTGTTCCTCTAAAGATAAGAAATTCAAGGCACAACTGGATGGAATGGTTCTATCCTTTACTAAAACCCAATAAGCATTTCCTAGAGATAGATATAGAAGAACTAGATATGGCATACAACTATCTAGAGAACAACCCTCAAGCACGAAATGATATTAGTGAAGCAGGCAAAAAGTTCGTTAAAGATTATTGTTCTTCAGAATTAGCTCTGGATGTATTCGCTCAAACTCTTATACTACTTAATAAGAAACAGGATAATTCCTTGTTTGTAAGAGCAGAGCAGGAAGCTAGTGGGGAAAAAGAGATCAGGAGAGTTTAATGACAAAAACAGCGTTAATTACAGGAATTACAGGTCAGGACGGTTCATATCTTGCAGAGCTTTTATTGTCTAAGGGCTATAATGTTATAGGTCTAGTCAGAAGGTCTAGCACATCAAATGACTCTAGAATAACGCATATTAAAAACAGGATTAATTTAGTTGAGGGTGAAATTTCCGATTCTGGATCGGTGTATTCACTAGTAGAGAAGTATAAGCCCGATGAGATATACAATCTAGCTGCCCAGTCTCATGTTGGGACAAGTTTCGAGCAGCCAGACTATACTTTTCAGGTTGATGCGTTAGGGCCACTTTATTTTTTACAAGCAATACAAAAATATTCTCCTGACACTCGATTTTACCAAGCCTCTACTAGCGAACTATTTGGAAAGAATTTTACAGAAGAAAAAGTACCTAGTTTTTGTTTAGATAATGTATTGGGTACGGTTGTAGTAGATGACCCTCTCGGAGAAGCTGTTTGTGAATATAAAAAATATCAGGATGAAGATACAGCTTTTATGCCACAAAGTCCTTATGCTGTTGCAAAGTTAGCTGCACACAATATGGTAAGGATTTACCGCGAAGGATACAGCCTATATTCTTGCTGCGGTATTTTGTTTAATCACGAAAGTGAGCGTAGAGGTGAAAACTTTGTCACAAGGAAAATCACCAAATGGATTGGCGAATTTAAGAATTGGTCAATGGAGGTTGGTGCAGTAAATCCCGATTTTGATACAGATAATGTTTTGTATGAATCTGAGTCTTTCCCAAAGCTACGCTTGGGTAATCTAGACGCTTATCGTGATTGGGGACACGCAAAAGATTACGTTAAAGCTATGTGGCTTATGCTTCAGCAGGATACACCACAGGATTTTGTGATAGCTACAGGAGAAACTTATTCTGTTCGTGACTTTTTAAATGAGGCTTTCAATGAAATCGGTATTAAAGACTTTGAGCCATACGTTGTTATTGATCCTAAATTTTATCGACCCGCAGAGGTTGAATACCTTAGAGGCAATCCCGGTAAAGCAAAGAAAGTATTAGGCTGGGAACCAGAGGTATCATTTAAAGATCTAGTAACTCGAATGGTTCGGAGAGATATAAATGGCAAAGAAGAAACGCCGCTACAACCCGTACAGCAAGAAGAGGTTCGATAATAAACCAAAGAGAACTTATGGAAGAGACTCAAGAAATTATAAAAGCCCTGAATATACTAAGTGGCGAGAAGACATCAAAAAAAGGGACAATCATGAATGTCAATGGCCCGGATGTTGCTCTCGTCATAGAATACAGGTTCATCATATAAAAACGTGGGCTAACTATCCCGGAATGAGATTTGTGACAGCAAATGGCATTACTCTTTGCAAAAAATGTCATGATAGCATAAAGGGAAAGGAAGCTGATTATGAAGCATTTTTTCTAAAGATTCTTGAATGGCAAATGCTAGACAAGATCAAGAAGTATAACGATGATAGAGAAAAATAAATTTACAGTTATTAGAGATACACGCGAAAAGCCTGAATTTGGTTGGTCCTTTGCTGAAGATGCATATTGTGAAGGAACAATAGTAGATAAAGTATCTGCTGGTGATTATACCATTGAAGGGCTTGACGATTATGTTTGTATAGAACGTAAACATTCGATTGACGAGTTTGCACATAATTGTATTGAGAAAAGATGGAAGAACTGTATGCAAAGAATGTCAGAGGTAAGACACCCCTATATTCTTTTTGAGTTTGGATGGAACGATGTTAATACATATCCAAGATCTGCTAAAGTTCCTGCACATGTTAGAAAGAAATTAAGAATCCCGGCTGCTTATATCAGGAAAGTTATACACACAGCAAGAGAAGACTATGGTATTCATGTGATTGCTTGTGGCGATAGATATAAAGCAGAGAAGGTCGCATATAGGATATTAAAAAAGGCTTATGAGTTACGATGTCGAAGATTTTAGTTATGCTTGGCTAAGGCTAAACAAAGAAGATGTAAAAGATTTAAATAACCCACTGACCGACATGAGTGAATGGGAACAGAACAATTTTCATCTTCATATATTGAAGATAATGCGTAATCCAAAATATCTTCATTGGACCGTAAAACAACTTCTAAATATAGATTTGCTTCCAGAGCAAGTGGTTATTCTACAAGAGCTTTGGAGCAAGTCTTTTCCTATGTATATAGCAAGTCGTGGTTTTGGTAAGTCTTTTCTTTTAGCCGTTTACGCCACACTTAGATGTTTGCTTGTTCCCGGATCTAAGATTGTTATTGTTGGTGCTGCATTTAGACAATCCAAAGTTATCTTTGAATACATGGATGTTATTTGGCGTAATGCACCTATCCTTAGAAGCCTCTGTAGCGATGCTAGTGGTCCTCGAAGAGATGTTGACCGTTGTACCCTAAAGGTTAATGACAGTTGGACTGTGGCCGTTCCTCTGGGCGATGGTAGCAAGATTCGTGGTCTTCGTGCTCATACAATTATTGCTGACGAATTTAACTCTATTCCTGTAGAGATTTACGAAACAGTTGTTGCTGGTTTTGCTGCTGTTTCTAAAGATCCTGCTGGAAATGTTAAAGAAGCTGCAACAAGAAAGGCTATGAAGGAAGCTGGCGTTTGGACTGAAAAGCAAGAAGAAACATACGACGCTCGACATAAAAACCAATCTATCTTATCGGGAACCGCTGGTTATGATTTTGAACCTTATGCTGATTACTGGCGTAAGTACAAGCAAACCATCAAGAGCGGTGGCAAAGCAGAAAAGATGGTTGAAGAAGGAGAAGAATCTGATATTCCAGATTATATGAGACGCTTGGATCATAAAGAGTTTGGTATAATCAGGATGCCTTATGAGCTTATACCAGAAGGCTTTATGGATGACCAGCAAGTGTCCAGATCGCGTGCTACGATGCATAGTGGCATTTATCTCATGGAATATGGTGCGTGCTTTGCAAAGGACTCTCAGGGCTTTTTCAAGCGTTCTATTATCGAGGCTTGTGTTGCACACGATAAAAATGTAGCAAAAGATAATTGGCCCGATTGGTGTGATGCTCCGTTTGATGCAGTGACTCGTGGCAGATCAGACAGACAATATATCTTTGGGATTGACCCCGCTAGTGAGGTGGATAACTTTGCTATTATTGTGATGGAGATACATGAAAACCATCAACGTATTGTTTATTCTTGGACAACAAACAAAAAAGACTTTCAAACAAGAAAGAAGCTGGGGCTTACAGAAGTAAACGATTATTACGGCTTTTGTGTTCGCAAGATCAGAGATCTCATGCAAGTATTTCCTTGTGTAAAGATAGGTCTTGATGCTCAGGGTGGTGGTTATGCGATTGCTGAAGGCTTGCGTGATCCAGATAAAATGGACCCAGCACTAAGCGAAGTCGCGATTCTTCCTATCATTGAAGATAAAGAAAAAGATACAGACAGGCTTCCGGGTTTGCATATTCTTGAGTTTGTTCAATTTGCTAGTGCAGACTGGACATCAAAGGCAAATCACGGTTTGAGAAAAGATATGGAAGATAGATTCATTTTGTTTCCTCGCTTTGACAATGCCACTTTAGGACTTGTTACGAAGACCGACGAAATGAGATTCAAAAAACTCAAGGAACAGATTGGAGACGATCCAGCACTAAAATTGTATGACACGCTTGAAGATGTTGTTATGGAAATTGAAGAATTGAAGACGGAGCTATCTACAATTATGGTAAGTCGAACAGCATCAGGGCGTGAGAAATTTGATACTCCAGAGATAAAACTAGGAACTGGCAAAAAGGGCAGAATGAGAAAAGACCGTTACTCTGCACTTATTATTGCTAATATGATAGCCAGAACAATACACAGAGAAATACCCGATCCATCTTATGCAGTGATTGGTAGAGTAGCAAATGCTATAGGCAAAAAGCAAGATGAAGATAAAATGTATTATGGTCAAGAATGGGCTGCTGGCTATAGTCCTGCCTCTGTAAAAATAATTCGAAGAGATTAATAGGCATTGGTGTAACAATCAATAGGTATCTTTCATTAACAAACCAACTAAATTTTAATTATAAAGAGAAATAACATGCCAAACCCTTCAGATTATGACGACATTTTTGGACCCGGAACTTATCCATCTAACGGCCCACTAGACTTCGATAAAGAAAGATGTGCTTGCGATTGTTCTTTAAGCTCACGGACAGGCGATCCTGCTGGGGCAATAACAAGTAGCGGTTGGTGCTTTCCTGCCGAAGCTAGTTTCATACCAGACCCACTGTTTGTGCTTGACGAAGCATTAGATCTTGGGCCGCAACCCGGAGATACAGCAGACATAACAATTACAAGATCTTCAGGCACTAACGGAGTGTGTGATACAATTTATGCAAACTTTGGTGTTCCTGCATACTATTGTATAGAAGGAAGAGTTGCACATTCAGGATACCCGATAGAAAACAGAACTGCTGATGTTTTCATTGTTCTACCACAGAACGAATGTTTTACATATGCCGACAGCGGAAGTTTACCAACGGGTGCTAATGGTGCTCCATATTATCAAGTCACTGGCGTTCCTATGACCTATTTCCCTGACGCTAAAGAATATCGTTCAAGATTCTCAATGTCTATATGTGGTATTGATATTTCTGGCTGTTGTCCAAGTGGTCTTGAGCTAGGCTTGCAACCGGGATATGCGTCGTGCTATCTTATTGCTTATAGAGTCGCTGCTTTAGATGATTGTGAGAATCAAATGGACCAAACCATTGATGGTCTTCCCGGAACTAGATATTTCTCAACAACTGTTTGCAACAGATATGAATGGTGTGAAGTGCCCGGAGAATTGAACCCTTTTAATAATACTGGAATTAATGTAAGTCAAGATTCAAACAGATGGAAAATCATGAACGAATCCATTAAGATTCAAAGTGGAATTCCAGCACAGTCAGGCATTTATCCAGACGGAAGCGATGTCGGCGTTTACGTTTCTCCAGTAGATCCGCAACAATTGCCTTAACTTTTTAATACCTATTGGTGTATACTATCAATAGTGATTGATTGAGATTCAATAGATATTAAGGCTGAAAAATAAAATGAAATATCCTAAATCTGCTAACAATAAAATAGCTACAAGTGAAGATCAAAGTCTACCAGCTTATGTAAGTTGGGATTCTGAAGATGAAGATCAGGTGTCACAGGCTTTTGCAACGTATGCTGATGCATTAGATACGGCTTCTCACTCCGTTGCAAATGTTCAACGGGACTTCCAAGGATTAACTCCTTATGCAGATGGTCGTCCCGGCTTGCGTGCCTCGGATTTTGACTGGTTCAGACCGGGGCAGGCAGCACCTACAAAGCCAAAGGACATTATAGCTTTTGCTAGATATGCTTACCGAAGAATCGGTATTATTCATAACGCTATGGATTTGTACGGAGACTTTGCTGCACAGGGTATCAGACTGGTTCACCCTAATAAGAGAATCGAAAGATTCATGCAGGATTGGTTTAAACAGGTAGAGGGTAGGCGAGTCTCAGAGCGTCTTGGGCATCTTCTCTTTAGAGAAGCTAATGTCCCAATAAGATGGTATACTGCAAAAATAAATAAAAGAAAAAGATTGGAAATGCAAAGGAGCATAGCCAAAACGGACATTAGTACTGATATTGACGCGATGGATGTTTACAAGAACGAAATACCTTGGCGTTACAACTTCATTGATCCAATACTGGTAGATCCGATTGGTGGACCACTTAGCAATCTATCTAAGAATAAAGTACTTTCTCTTTCTGTACCTTTGAAGCTACGAAATGAAATCAAGAGATTGCAAAACTCAGCCAATACAGTTGAGAGTAAGGTAGCTCAGGAAGTTCTAAGTAAAATTTCTCCAGACATCCTAAAGGCAGTAAATGGAAACGGAAAGGTTATTTTGCCTCCTGATAAAACTGCTATTTACTACTATAAAAAAGACGATTGGCAATCTTGGGCCGATCCAATGACATACTCTGCATTTGAGCCGCTGAACCTATATCAGAGATTGCAACTCACCGATAAGGCTGCTCTTGATGGTGCTATGAATAAAATTCGTGTCTGGAAGATTGGTAATCTAGAACACAAGTTGGCTCCTACACCGACCGCTTCTTCTACTTTAGCAGACATGCTTGGTGCGAACGTAGGTGGCGGAACCATTGACATCGTATGGGGACCGGATATCGAACTGCTTGAAACGGGCAGCGATATTCAGTCCTATCTAGGTGAAGAAAAGTACAAGCCTACTCTTATGGCTATTTACTCTGCTCTTGGTATTCCTCCAACACTTACTGGTACTTTTGGTTCTAGCGGAACTACAAATAATTTTATTGCTTTAAAAACATTGGTTGAAAGACTTAATTATGTCAGACAAATTATTATCAACTTCTGGGAAGAGCAAATAAAAATTGTTCAAAAAGCTATGGGTTTTCGTCAACCAGCTATCGTTGAGTTTGATATAATGTATTTAGAAGATCCTGCTGCTATGACCACTCTACTACTTAATATGGCTGATAGAAATATTATTAGTGACGAATTTGTTCAGAGACATGTTAAAGCGATCCCAGATATTGAAAATAGAAGGGTCAAGAAAGAAAACGTCGTCAAAGAAGAAAAGGTCAGTCCTTATCATCAGGCAGACAAAGACTACGGACTCAAGAAGATAGCACTTCAAACAGGTGTTAGTTCTCCTTCAGAAGTAGGTCTAGAGCTTGAAGATAAGAAGGAAGGCGAAGAGTCATTGTTAGATATCAGAGAGAAAAAGAAACAAAAACCAAATGCTCCTGCTCCTAAAGAAGTAGAACAATCTGTAGATTTTCCCGGAAGGCCGAAGAATTCACAAGATTCTGCTCCGAGAAAACCAAAGGAATTTCAACCCAAATTGAAGGCTTCCGCTGAATTATGGGCAAAGAAAGCACAGGAACAGATATCCGAAATAGCTAACCCAGCCATATTAAATCACTATGGCAAAGGGTCAGTTAGGAACTTAAACTCAAATGAGTTCAAAGACTTAGAGCGAGTAAAATTTGAAATTTTGTGTAATTTAGATATAGGAACAGCTATCGACAATAATGCGATTGCTCATGCTGCAAAGAAGCCGCTCCCATCAATTCATAAAGAATTCGAGCTATGGGTGGCAGAAGCCGAAGATCAGCTTGGAAAATTAACCGTAGAGCAAATCCGCGATATGCGTGTATCCTATTTCGTTTATTATAAATATGGGAACTAATTATGAATGACATTAAAGTATATGAGAAAGAACGTGAATTGGGCTTAGAAGATCAAATTCGTTCCCAAGCATCTGTTGCTTTTACAGCACCAGTTGTGAAATATGATTCAACTCTAGAAGGCAAATCAATCGCAAGCATAGCAGATATTGCTACTGCCGCAGTTGATGACCCAGACCTATTTAATGTATTCTCAATCCTTGTATCTACTTCATGGAATAGGAATGACGATATATTTAATAACGATGAAGTTTGGGCGGCTAGGAAGACACCTATTTTTAAACCAACAAATCTGGAACATGATGAAAAGCAGATGGTTGGCAATATTGTTGACTGCTGGCCTGTTGATGAAGATTTCAAGTTGATTGCAGACGAAACCGATCCGTCTGAGTTGCCAGAGACTTTTCACTTGTTAGTTTCTTCTGTTATTTTTAGACAATGGCAAGACCGAGATCTAAAAGAAAGAGCAGAAACTTTGATAGCTGAAATAGAGAATGGTGACAAGTATGTTAGCATGGAATGTATATTCCGTGGTTTTGATTATGGTGTGGTTGATCCCAATGGGAACAATCATGTAGTTGCTAGAAATGAAGATACAGCATTTCTTTCTCAACATTTGAGATGTTACGGTGGACGTGGTGTTTTTCAAGACCACAAAATCGGAAGGATGCTTAAAAACATTACTTTTAGCGGTAAAGGCTTTGTTGCAAGGCCCGCAAATCCAGAAAGTATCATCTTTGATAAGGATCATATTTTCTCGTTTGCATCAGCCAAAAACAGCAAAAGTCTATTTTTAGAAAATAATGGTGTAACAAATATAGAGAAGCAACTTTTATTTGAAGTTAATGCCTCAGATATGGAGAAAGATAAAATGTCTGATAACCAA